TTTATAGCAGTGTCTACTTGCTGAATACCTTTAGAGTATTGTTGGGCAGTTATCTTACCCTTATTAAAAGCTCTATCAAGTTTACCGTAACCCTTTTCCAACCTAGCTACACGATCAATACCTTTTAATACTGAGGTATCATCTACTTCAATACTTACGTTAATATCCGCTAAGTCAGCCATTCATCGTACCCATAAAGACTACATCAACACGTTTTATTGCTTCTATTTCCCAAGAAGACAATGGTGTATCTGTAAGCTCCTTCCATGTTTTTATTTCTTGATAACTTATCGGGTTTGGGCCTGAGAACCCCATCGTTCTACTTGCGTTTAATACAATAAAGGCAGACCAAACATGAGACATAAGCAATGGGAAGTCGGGGCCATCTAATGCTTTTGGTCTGTGTCCAGTCTGCCTTTCTACTTGTTCTAAGTGTTCACGTTCTGATGTGCCTGACTTATCTGGTCTACTTATAGAGAACTCATGCTCTGCATAGTCAACCAGTTCTTCAATCAGGCCTTCGTAAAATCCAGAGAGTTAGCTACTGCTTCCTCAATCTGATCTCTTATCCAGAATACTTCAGCGTAAATCTCTTTGGCTTTAGCGATAGAGAACTTAGGTTTAGAACCACCATAAGTAATCTTCCAGCCTTTAGTAGTTTTAGCAAGTAAGTCTAAAGTAGCGTCCTCTAGGTCTTCTGCTGTAATCTCTACCTTCTTCTTATTCTGTGCTTGCTTCAGACGTTTGTTGGTTTGCTCATGTACAGCAGCCTTATACTCTTTGGAGTGTGGTGCATATACAGTGATAACCATTGGTGTATCGTCGTCATTATTCAAGACATCAAAGCTAGTAGGATGTACAATAGTGACATCTACAGTGTCGCTGGTCGGGGTTAAATCTAGTAAGTCCATGTCGAGTTTCCTTATTGTCGGGGTGAAAAGTTGTCGGGTTAGTAATTAAAGGGGAAGCATCAGACCCGACACCAATGCCTCCCCACCCTAGCTAGGGAACTTATGCAGAGCGAGTAATAACTAAGTTACTTGCATCTGCTGTGTTGTAGAGTGCTACGAATGACATAGAGATAACACGGCTAGTTGGGCCATCTACACCTACGTCTGCACTATTGATCTTGGCTCGTGGGAATGCGAACTTCATAGTATTGCTACCATCACCCACAGTTACCTCAAGCTCAGTTTCAGTCTCATTCAAGAAGCGGTTGATCAAGGCTGCATCCTCAAAGTAAGCTGAGATAGTGCCTTCGACTTCTGCACGACCAACCTCTAACTGTGGCGCACTGTCGCTACCAATTACGAAGGTAGGTGCGAAGGAGTTAGTTAGAGTAAAGTCCATACCAGTTACGATAGCTGCTGTAGAGGGTGTACCATTGACGTCACCGATAGCTAATGTACCTGAGTAGGCATCGAAGGGAGCAGCACCTGATGCAGCATCCTGTGTCTTCTCAGTAGCACTAATAGTCATGTCCTTACCAACCATACCGTAGGTAGCTGTTACCATCTGGTTAGGGGCTAGAGAGATACCCATAGTAGAAACTGTCATACCTGTGAACAAACGAGCTTGGTCGATGTCAGCAGCGTAGTCTTCGATAGAGAAGAACTTAGGTGTAGTACCAACCTTAAGGACGTTAGTTGACCAAGTGGACAACATAGCTGATTCTAGGAATGCATCATAGTCAGCATCACGTAAGTCAGCAACAATATCACCAGCAGCTTGACGGTTACCATGACGGTCAACACGGGGCATACGGTCAGCTTGAATATCAGTACCAGCTACACGATCTTTAGTTAAGTTCAAAGAGTGTGTGCTGAAGGGTAAGTTTGTGAAGTTACCAGCAGGAGTCGTGCCAAATGTGCTTTCCACAATGAACGATAGGCTGGAACGAGAACCTTGTGCGAAGGCCATAATGTATTCTCCTAATTATTATAAACGTACCATCCGATATTAATCGGAACGTAGTACCAAGGCGCATCTAAGAAACCTTGCTGTCTTTCAGCGTAGTCAATAGATACAGTTATTGTTTCATCCCCAGTGTAGGAGATTTTAGTGGTTGCTTCAAAAGCCTCTAATACAGTATTAGCTAAGGCATCAGCAGCGGCGGGGCCATTACCTTCTGGGGTGTAGGCAGTTACAACAAACACACCATCGTATCTCTGTTGTGGGTTTAAACCTCTTACAGCGGGTCTGCGGAGTGTAGGGAGAAAATTAGTCTGTAGGTAGCTTGTACCTGTAGTTGGGCTAAATGAGACATTCTCATAAGCTATACCTGTAGGTAAATTAGAGGTATTAGCTAACTTGTTCTCAAGTGCTGCCCGTATGTCATTATAGATACTAGCCATGAATGTTTCTCACTTGAGTATAAACGTAGTAACCTTGTCTCTTCCAGTTAGGGCCACCGTACTCTACTGCCTGAGAGTGAGGGCTATCATTACGAAGAGTTATCCTTGATGTATCAGATAAGTCTAAAGCATTAATGTCTTGGACTAAATTATCAAAACCTTCTTGCCTTTTAGCCTGAGTGTTTTGACCTTTTAGCTTATTACGAGAAGATTTACCACGACCCCTAGAGCTTGTATTAGTCTTGAAAGAGTGTGAGGTAACATAAGCACCAGTATCTACAGGGGATAAACTGACAGTTGTTTCAGCTATAGCAAATAGTTTATTGCGAACTAAGTCTTCAACCGTATCTTCTACTAATCGCATCTTCTGCTTGAGAGAGGGATTAACCTTAAGTGTTGCCTGTATAGCCATTACTCTCTCACATCACACAAGAAACAAAGTTTGACACCATTAGAAAATATAGTAACAACAGAAATAACATTAACTGTGTCACCGTTACCAATAATCTGATCTTCGTCATCGGGTTCTACTGCCAATCCTAAAGCTGGGACTACGCATTTACGGGTGCCTCTACGGATCTCATCTACATTAGCTATGATACCTTGATCGTAGTTGTAGAAGTAACCTTCAAAGCTGTAGTCAGTTGTAGCTGAACCTGTCACTGAACCTGTAGTAGGATCATAGGTTCCTGCTGTAGTCTTCTTGCGTAGAGTAAGCGGCTCACCAAACTCCTCTACCATCTTGAGTAGGTTATAACCTCTTGAGAATGCCATTACCTACCCCTTAACTATAATCGTAGTCATCACCACTGTAACTTGGTGGGTTCTTGAATCTATCCCTACGGAAGGATGGTGGAACACGATCTGTATCTTGTCTTACATTATCCACAGTAGTGATACTAATACCGCCAGCAACTACACCTACACTAGCGCCAGCCTTCTTACCGTTAAGCTCAAGGTCTAAAGCTAGTTGAGTGTACTGATTAGCTAGGTCACTGTAGTTAGCACTCAGAGCGCCTGACAGGTTCTGTGTGACCCTACGAGAGTATTGTGCAGCGATTGTTCTGGCAGTCCAAGCACCAGCTTGATAGATGTTGTCACTGGTCTGAGATAGAGCAAAAGTAATTTCTTCATTCTGAACTTGTTGGTCGGTGGTGTCAGTGTCTCCTACAAGGAGCCGTACAGAGTTCAAACGCCCAGAGGCTGTACCTGTACCTAAATCAGTTGCATCATACGACCAAGCCATTCTTAAGTCTCCATGTGACCATAATTTCTACGCCAGCTACGAATAAGCCCACGCTGTTTATCAACTATCTTAGACTTCTTACACTTCTTCTTCTGAAACTCAGCTTCAGAGGGTGTCTTAGACTTTACTTTATCGTTGATACTATCGACAAGGCCGTGTAGTCCATCCACACCTAGTTCTTCTAACCCATCACCAACTTTACGTTCTATTTCAAACTCTGAGTTGTGATAGATAAAGCCTTCTCTATATAAGATTAATGTCTTCTCTTCAGTTACACCAATCTCTTTCCATTTAAACTCGTCGCCCTTCTTTAGCTGTCTACCCCAAGATTGAAACGGGCGCTTAACAAAGACTGGACGGTCTAGTTGAAATGGCATCTTTTCTTGTCGGATCATTGTACTACCTTTCGTCGGGAAGGATGGCAGGGGCCATTACTACAGCCCCCACCAAGGTAAATTAAGCTACAGCGTTGATGAACAAGTAACCCAAGTCAGCGCCTACGACTTTCATATCGTAAGACATTTTAACTTGGATCATTTCAGCAATCTGCTGACGCTTCAGAGCATCGTCTGAGAATGACTCAACTGTGATACCCAAGTTGTTTACACCTTCAAGGTTGTTCCATGCGAAGGTCAAACCTGCTGCTGGTGACATAAGACCAGCATTTGATGGGGTGTAGCACAACAGAGCATTCTTACCACCGATAAACGCATTGCTTTCTGCAACACCTTCAACAGATGAGTTCTTGACAGCTTCCATGACGTAGAAGTTCTCTACCTCAAAGATCTCAGCCAGTTTAGCATCAGTTACCAAAGCTGTGTTGGTTACAGTTGCACCACCGTTCAAGCGAGCAAGAACGTCTGGGTGGTTGATTAGCTTGTCACGTACTTCTTTACCAACAACCATTGTGTTTGGCTTGAAGCCGCCTGAACCTAACTGTACAGTACGACGAGCAAGAGTAACAGCGTCAATGGGATCTGAGTTAGTGTAGTCTGACCACTGGTCATTACCACTCAATGTGTTGTCAGTTCCCCACTGGCTGGCTACAAAGAAGTTGCTTGCGAACTGCTCTTCACGATGGATCATCAGACGCATCGCCAAGGTTTCAGCACCAGCGGAACGGATGTCCAGCATTGCATCTTCGTTAGCCAAAGTTTGCTCATCGAAGTCCATACCTAGACCATATACGTCAGCAAAGTAGCTGCTGGTCGATAAAGTCATACCGATACGGTTTACTTCTGTGCGTGGAGCCAGTTTCTCTACGTCACCAGTACGGTTCATGTTCGCACGGTCGTAGATGTAGTATTTGTCAGATTGTTTTGAAACACCGACAGTTGGGAAAACCTTATCAGCGATAAAGTTCTCTTGTGATTGTGCATAAGCCAGCGTGAGGTTAGTCAGCGGCTGATCTACATGCACTGCGGATGGAGTCAGCAAGGGCATTATTTATTCCTTTCTATGCTGGATTAAGCTACGATGTTACCGCCTTGGATGAGTTCAATAGCCATGATCTGACCATCAACTGCTGCTTCCAAAGCATAACCCATAACAACATCGCCAGAAGCTGCGGTGAGTGCGTCACCATTTGCATCGGCTTGAACGGCTGCACCAGCGGCGATAGTTCCACCAGCTTCTACCATTACTTTACCTGAGATTGCTACAGTAGCAGCTTCCCCAGCAGCAGGGCTGTTCAATAGAACACCAATGCAATTTTCACCAGCAGAATCTGCCAGATCTACCTGTCCATCACTCTCCAGAGTAACGAACTTGAATTGTGCTGCGGCGAGACTCTCACCAGCAACAAAAGACCGTGTATCACGGGACTGCATTACAGCCATATTTATTCTCCTTTATAGGATTTGTTGATAAGAGCTTTACCTTCATCGGTCTTAGCAACTGCGGCATAAGCTACAGCATATTGGCTCTTCTTGATTTTGTTTTCGTCCATATAAGACTTAACGAGGGCATCTAGCTTGTCTTGCGCTGTAGCGAAGTTGCCATCAGCATCTGACTTACCAAATTCTTCCATAGACTCTCCGAATACTGCATCAGCACCCTTCAGAGCTTCCATAACTGTTTCATCTGTATCGAACTTAGCAATAAGTGTTTTAGCTACGTCGATGTTGAAGTTAGGTAGAGCTTCTTCTGCACGTTTAGTCAGTTCAGCATCTGCCTTAGCAACTTCAGCTTCTTCCAGAGCCTTAAGGATTGGCGCAGGGATGTCAGCTTTGTTGATTTGCTCACCATCATACTCTACATACTCAGGTTCAGCTTTCTTCTCAATTACGTCAGCTTTGATGACATAACCGTTTTCGATGAGAGACTTGCGAAGACGCTCGTTCTCTTCCTTAAGGGCAACTTCAGAAGCCTTAAGTGTTTCGATTTCAAGCTCTTCAGCAGTTGCATCATCAGCTTTCTTCATGTCCATGTTGTACATCTTCATGGCTTCTTCTTCAGACATACCTTTATCCATGTATGGCTTCAGTTTGGCCTTCAGATCGTCAGACATTTTTTCTGTTACTTCATGTTCCATAGGTTCTCCATTGGAGTTATCACGCTTGTACAAGGAGACCATTGCCTGTGCATTTGCTGGACGATCCACCAAAGACAACTCTTCCAGTTCAAGCTGTTTTAAAAGGTTAGGCACTATAGTCCTCCTTGATTGCACGACCCCCAATAGAGAAGGCCGCAAGTTCACCAGACTTAACCTTCGCCCAGACATTATCGTCATAGACTTTGAAAGCTACAATCCAGCCTTCACGGTCACTCTGGATGCCAAGGGATTCACCTATCTCTTTAGTGATAGGCATAGAGTGGATAACTGCTCCAATCTGATCCCCCATGTGCATCTGTTTGCCGACACGAATATGCTCCATAAAGCCATTGACAGCCTTAACGAGTGTGTCAGGTTCGATTATGTCACCTTGACGGTCAACCACTGGCTCACCCTTCTCAGTAACGACTGAGGCCCATCCGTAGACTAGACGTTGTTCTTCGTCAGCCTTAAGGATTTGACCTTCAATACTCTTTGTTAATTCGGACACTGATGTTCCACCTTCCCACATACGACAAGACCAGTAACCTGCTGTAGTCTTATCTTTCTTGGTATCGCAAGAATGGCGGGAGCGGAAATTAGCTCTGGCTTTAGGGTCATCTCGACGGATCTCCATATTAGGATCTCCAAAGGCAACTCGCTTTACCTTGTCACCATCTTGCACGAATACTTCAAACTTCTTGTTGCCACCTTGAATACGTCTTGGCTTGTTTAAAGTTACTTTCTCACCTTGGTACTCAGCCTTAGTGAACTCTTCCTTCATCACTTCCTGTACGATAGCTCTGAGGGCGTCTAAGCGGTTCACTGATGGCTCTTCTTGGGGTTCTTCAGCTACCTCATCACGGGAGTAATAAGCTAGGTACTCCTCATGG